AAAAATCTGTCCAAATGCAATAGTTAATCTTCTTAAACTTTGATTATAAAAATGAGTTCCAAACATTATTCATCTATCTCCCCAAACGGATTTCTTTCTGTAAAGTCAAGTATATCATCCGCTGTTGAAACAGTATCATATCCTGCTTCTTTATTCAAGTCTAAATTATCTGCGTATGGAGATTGTGTCTGTATATTAGATTCTGTATAATCTTCATTCATTAAAAGTGCTGGTTGACCAGTTGAATAATCGTGATAACTTTCTAATTGTACTGAACCTGCACCTGTCATAACTTCTTGTCCATATTCTAAAGTAAACTTATATGCTAATTGGTCTAATGTATGTGTATCTTCGTGTTGGTCAATAGTTTGTAAACCAGTATCAAGTTTCTCACTTGCATACTCCCAACGAGTTACTTTTAATTTATAAACTGGTAAGTTTCCTAATTGATAAAAAGGTTCCTGGTCTTCTACAAATAAAATTTCAAAAAAGGATTTCATCAAAGGCACAAATATAATATCGCCTTCGTTTGGTCTTCCTGTAGTTGATACTAATGATCCAACCTGTGTTGCCTTATTACCAACTAAATTATCCCAACTTCTTTTTGAAACAACAAGTGTTGTGTCATCTCTAATTTCTAATCCAAACTTACTTATGATTTCTTGCTCACCTGCAAAACCTGTATTATTTTCAAAATACATTTCTACCAAATAAGAATCATCAAACTTACTAGTTACATCTTCTCCTAGTATTAAATCTTTATTGACTAATGTTCGTGGTAAGTAAAAGACATCCTGACCGTAAATTTTAAGACCTTCAACAATTATATCTTCGTGTAGTCTTTTTTCGGCAGCATTGCCTATGCCTCGTCCACCTTGAAAGTAATGATTAACTGGCATAGCATTATCCTATCATAAAGGTTGGGTTCAATTCGTATTGTGACCTGATTCTTTGTTCCAAATTTTCTATATCTGTTAATGCTTGTGAGTAAATTGTTTCTCCATTTAATGTAACTCCACCAACCATTGCAACACCATTAAATTTACTTAAATTAGCACCCCATTGTTTTTTAAATAACGCAACAACATATTTCTTTAAAAATAAATCATCATAAACATCTGTAAATTGTTCTGGATCTAATTTTCTAAAACACTCTATAACAAGAAATTCATCTACTTGTAAATCATTTTTCCAATCCATATCTATATACAATCTATTATCGTGTTGATTAAATCTCATTGGTTTTTCACCAACTAATACGTGGTCTAAAAAGTCTAAATGTCTTAATACAACATCATAGTTAATAACAGAAGTTGAAGAAAAATCATATAGGTCATTTAATCTTAATTGATATCTAACATCAAATAAATTTAAATTACCTTTATTTGAAAATGGAAATATATTAATTACAGATAAAACAGATTCAGGACATACAATATACTGATTGCCTTCTTTCCATTCTGTATTTACTACAGAAGAATCACCATACGTTTTAGATTCAGTTTCAGTAGTATCTGCTAAAATTCTAGCTTTATCTGCTGCTGTATACTTGTATTTTAAATAGGTTCTTTTAACACCATCATAGTGATATTGAGCAAAATATTGTAATGCTTCATCTATTCTATCTTCTAGTTGGTCGTCATCAACGTTAATTTCAATTACAGGTTTACCCAATGCTCTTAAAGCGTATTGTTTTATTGATTCTCTGGATGCTGGTTTTGCCATACTGGTTCCTTTATTGTATATTTATAATAACAATTATATCTTCGGAAACAAATTATCAGTACAGAATAGTCTTATATCATCTTCAGGCAATCCAAGAGTCTTCATTACTCTAGGGGTGTGGGGATTTTGTTGTTGGTGTTCGCAATAGAAGTTTTGCGCTCTTATTACATCTTCTTCCTTTGAATCGCTATTATAATGACCAATTTTGTCAAGATAATTTTCTAAATTAGACGTAGCAAGAGTACAAATTTGGTTTAATTCTCTTTCATCCGAAATATTACCAGCGGCAATCATACCTGGACTAAAAATTTCTAATGCCCAATCTGGCAATTCTCTTTTTTTAGATGGTTTATACCACTTTGTTTCTTCTATAAAATACTTTGTTAATGGGTGTTCTTTTAATAATAGTGGACTAAAATCGTGGAAACAACCTGTCACCTTTTTCTTTCCTGCAATAACATCAAATCCATAAATTGGACCACCATTTGTTAAATTTGGAAATAAACATATGTGTGCCATCCAAAGACCTTTTGTTTCTCTAGCATCCACTACGTCTACGTGAGCACGTCTTACACTCATATTAGACCAAGTACGGTTGGTCCAATTATCATTATTAAATCTATCCATACCTTCTTCGTTGTATTCTTTACAACGTCTATCAAGTATAGCGATTATATCTTTTTCTAATTTAATTAGTCGTTCCCAAATCATCTTTAACCTCGTTAGTTAAAATTAAAGGTTTTGAATAATCCATATCGTTCATTTCTTTAAACAATTCTGTAGCACTTGCAAAACAAAACCTACACTCATTTAAAATATTAAGTTGATAAACATTTAAATAACTGTTTATTGTTTCTTTTACTATTCGTTTATACTCTTTTATTTCACCGTGTTTAAATTTGTAATAACGATTAGGACCTGGTGTTTTTCTCATTATCATCTGACCACCAGATACATCTCCTAAATGTCTAGTATAGATATGAGCGTATAATTTTTCTGCGTCTTCTTTGATTGTTTCAATATGAGCAACGTATTTTCTAGTACTTTCAGTTATTACTGGAAAAGATTGATGAGTTATTGTTGGTACCCATAATGCTTTAAAATCATAATGGATATGTTCTGCTCTAGGTAAATTTGGAGTTGTTCTAAATAAAGAATTTTCATATCCGTATTTTTCTAATACAGCATAACATTGTAATTGATTGTAAAGATAGGTTGCGTAAAGATTAGGTTCAATAGAACCTGACATAAGAGTTTTGACAAACTCTTGTCTTTCTGCGTTTTGGTGAATATCTTTGGTTAATTCTTTGATGTCATACATAATATAATACTTATCATAATATAATCACTACATAAATTAGGACAGACCAGCGTCTGAAAGTCTTTTTGCTTCTGCAATTTTAGCTTTATTTAAATCATCAGCTTTTGTTTTATTTGCTGCTTCTTCATCTACTCCAGCTTGTTCTTTTGCTGCTAGAGCAGTTGCTTCATCAGCGTCAGCTCCACCAAATACTGTTAATACTTTTGTTTCAGGATTAATTGATAATCTCCACGCTTCTATACCATCAGGAACGTTATCAATCTTGATTGCATTTCCTTTTGATACTGCGTCATCTCCAGTTTCAGCGTTTGGTGAAAAAGGTTCGCCATTGTTTGTAAAGTAATATGTTCTTGCCATTTAATTAATCTCCGTATTTTCCACCGTAAGTAGTGTCGCCATTTCCAAACTGACCCCACCAGTCAACTTGCATTAGCAATGGATAGTTAGTTGAGTAGAAACCTCCGTGTAGCCAAGTTCTGCAAGCATTTAAACCGTAGTTTCCAGTTTTATTAGTTACTGTAGTTCCAACGTGTGAATTGTTATTAGGTACAACAGTATCTCCAGAATCACCACCTTGATAAACAAGTGTGTCTTCGGTTTCATCTGTTGCCTTTGGATCAAATGACCAAGTGTATGTTCTTTGAGATTGTGAATCGCAGTTGTCTGACCAACCTCCGTGGAAACCTGTACGTCCCCAAGCAAAGTAAGGATTACTTCTACTTGTTTTTGTTTGGTTTATACAAATAAATTTCTTAGGATTTTCTATACTCATACAGAAACCATTGATACCTGGACCATAATAATAATATGGTGAATAAATCATTCCCCAAGTTCCATCCCAAGTTGTCATAAATTTCGTGTAGTATTGGTGTCCACTAGAAGCACCGTAAGATGTAGTTGTTGATCCTGAAAAATCTTGCCAAGTTGACCATTGTCTACTTGCACCAGTTTGGTGAGCAGTTCCGCCTTTGACTGAACAATCAAATACACCGTATCTTTTACTATTACTTTGTTTTAATCCAAATCCAACGAAATCATTATTACCAACAACAACGCACCAATCTTTAACATTTTGATTAGTCCAAGTGTCAGAAAAATATTCAGTTGAAGTTAAGTTATCAAAGTATTCTTTAATTCTGTCTATTTTATTTAAACATTTAGTAGATTTAAATATGTGAATCTTTTTAGAAGTATTTCCACCTTCGTCACCAGAGTGAACCATAACTAAAGTTTTTGTTTTTTCATTGTATCCAGTACCAGTTGAATATGCTTGGTCTGTATTCAACATATGAGAAGAATAGGTATACGTGTCTATACTCGGAGCACCGTGATTACCTGGATATCTTTCTCTCATTGTAAATCGTCTATTAACAAACATACGTCTAGGTCTAATTCCTTCTGGAAGAACCATATTCACTTTACACCATCCATTTTGAT